CTGACAAGCGAATAGCAGTTATATCAGGACCTGTTCCTCGCACAGTTAGGCCCGCATAGTGTACACGTCTGCACACGATACCTTGATAACACTTAACAATGGCGTCCCGTACCGGATTCGAACCGGTGTGAATAGCGTGAAAGGCTACTATCCTAGGCCTCTAGATGAACGGGACATTTGGTCCTCTCGGATGGTAACGATCCAACGTCTATCGCTTATCAAGCGAGTGCTCTACCTTTGAGCTACAAGAGGAAAATGGCATGCAAATTTTAAATGAACTTTCTTTAAATAGCGATCTATTTAAATTATGTGCTTATTATAACACCTTTTAGTAACCTTGTCAAGCACAGGGTTATTAAAAAGCTACAAAAGGAAAACCTCGGACTTTAGGGGTACCGAGGTTTGCTAGATATTTAGTATAAACTATTTAACTGGCGCGCCTCATATCCTTCTCTGAAAAATTACGTGCGTGAGCATCTACCGGTTGATAACCGATACTATGTCTGCAGGTAATTTGTTTGAGTGTTTGCACGTCAGTCTTTCTGTCTATAAAAATATTTATACATCTCGATAAGCTAATACTTACTTTTTAGAAGTTTTTTTATCTAAAAAATCTGTCTTAACTTTTGTTACGATAATTTCATCACGTCCAATCGCTTCAAGCCAAGTGTTGAGGCGATGCATAACAATCTCATCGGTAGGGTTTTCAAAACTAATGTTACAATCTAAGATTGTGTCACTAGTGTTTCTATCTCGAGAACTGAAACTAAGGTTAAAGTTCTCGGTAACTTGTTTTTCTTTACTCATGATTAGAATGGTGCGTCAGCAAGTTCTTTGATCTCGGTCACTTCAAGGTCTTCTTCAACCTTTGGCTTAGAGATTTTAGGTTGCTTTGTTACTGTGGCCTTAGCCTTAACAGGAACTACTTTTGCGGGCTTAGCAACAACTGTGCCTTCTTTCTTGGCCATTGTCTCAATCAAGAGACCTGCCCATTGCGTAAACACGCCACCTATATCTAACAAGTGTTGGCATGCTTCTGCCTTGGTCATTGCTTTAGGCAATTCGACTAATTCAAGAGGACTATGTCCGCCCTTGGCCAAAAGCTTAGTACGAGAAACGATATCATTCGCGAAGCGAACTTTGGTGATACCATGCTGTGTAGATACACCTGCTACTGTAAAATTAGACATTTAAGTCCTCCTTAATAATATAAAACATTCAATTGAGATTTTTTTAACCTCACCATAATTATAACACCGTTTCGTGTTAGTGTCAAGCATTTGGTTCCTGAGTGTTGTTCTTTCACAACACCGACTTAACCTTCTCAGAATGCTTGCATTTTCTCCTAAATTGGAAACCAACGCAACCACATTGCACATCTCCGCCTTCAGAAATCACGGTGTAAACCTTACCTGACGACTTCGATTTAACTTCGAAGATTCGCGCTGTGCTTCTTTCTTCAGAAAACGAGTGGCCTACAATATATTTCTTATGTATGTAATTAATAGGATAGTCAAACCATTTGTTTTGTTCTATCGCACGAATTGATACATAGTCCTTATCGAGCCATTTTGGATTCGGTACTACCTTTCCTCTGAAGGTGTTGTAGTCAAAGTCTACCCCTAACAGATTCGATTTCCATTTTGTCTGAATCTTGATGTCTGCGCCTATAGAAAAGTTCATACCTGTTTCTCCATTTTCATAATTATAACACCGATTCGATCCTGTGTCAAGCATTTTCTGCCAAAAAAATACCCCAGGCTTGCTGGGGTAAAAATTAAAACCTTTTTATTAACCGTTTTCTTGATCTTTTGGTTTCTTAATAACTTCTAAGTCATCGGTGATTTCTATAATGCCTTTGTCCTCGAAAAATCCTACTGTATCTGATATCCCTCTCTGATATCCATAAACCTTACATGCATAGCATGTAACTAACATTAAAACTATTTGTACGATGTCGTATATTGTAAAGGTGTATTGTTCCATTACGTCTCCTTGTAAGTGTTGTTTTCATTCTGTAATCTCATCATATACGAACCAATTTTCCTGCCGTTGGCGAAAATTTTTAAATTGATCGTGTTCTATTAGAAATTTAGCAACTAAACTGTTCTCTAATCCATAGGCTTCTAATTCCCATGGCTGATCCCAGTAGTTGACATCATCTTCATATCTGTCCCCTCTCCAAACTGTAACATATCTGGACTTGACATATTTGTCTTTCATCTCGCCCTTTGCCATTTGTTTGAGATGAACCATCTCATGTGCAAGTACCGAGAACATATGTATCTTCTTTTTAGTTCTGCAAATGTCTATTTTAAAACTGCGAGGATTAGGCAAGCCTTCCTCTTCAAAATCGCAGAAACCTCCAGCGTCAAGTCGATCATGTATTTTGATCGTTACCTGGATATTCTTTTCTAGTTGTGGGGAAAGTAGTTTGTCAGCAAATGATTGTGCTGCCAATTTTAGTAACTTTGTGAGTTCTGTATTTCTCGCGCCTCTAACACTGATTATCATAGCAGACCCTTTGTTGTTACTAATATATTTATATCATTTCGTTTCGAGTATCAATTTCCAGAACTCCTCATTTCGGATTTCAGTTTTCGTTTTAGGTCCCCCTGTAGGCAATACTGTTATCGTAGTATTTCCCTGAGGTTCGATATCCCTAACCGAAATTGGTATAGGAGAATCCAATTCTACAAGACCTGAAGATTTCTTATCTTTTAGATTACTTGAGGACAGAGAAGTACTTTTTAACTTATGCATATTTTAAACTCTTATCTTAGAAAAGTCTCGTGTCGGTTGTCCATATTGTTTCTTCATTTGGACAGGGCCTCCATTGTCATTCGTATTCCACTTGGGCTTATCTTCTCTAATTCCCGAATCCATAATGTTCTTTTGAGCAGATTGTTCTAAGTCATATAGTTTCATCTTTGCTCTATCTACACCAATCACAAATCTCTTATTGATTGTAGGATCGTTATATCGATTCTTCAACTGCTTAACCATTAACTGATTCATTGCTTCAAGATCTTCTGTAGATATCAAAGCAAACATAAAGTCAACTGTCGCAGGCAAACCAAAAGATTCAGAAGTATCTGTTAGTTCAACATCTGTGTTACCATATCCGCCCCTTGTAGTTTGTGTAGCAGAAAGAATAGGAACATTCTCTTCTACTGCCATACCCCTAAGTTCTTCAGCAATAGACTTAATTAAAGTATAAGAATTAATATTAGCACCACCCTTGAATCTAGATGATGCACAAATATTCAAATAATCAATTATGATAAGATCAGGTTTAAATTGTCTCTTTAGTTGTAATTCATTTAACAATGCCTTAAAGTGTCCTGTATGCGCACCTGCTGTAGGATATTCTTTAATAATCAGCTTGCCCTGTGTTCTATCTTTAATCTTCTCAATACGATTATCGAATATTGCTTTTGGAAGGTCTTTTAACTGATCCATAGTGATGTTCATTAGATTTGCATCAATACGTTCCGCAATACGTTCCTCTGCCATCTCCAAAGTGATATACAACACATTCTTATTCTGTGCAAGAACCGATGCTGCCACGTGACACATAAACAAAGACTTACCTACGCCTGTACCTGCAAGACAAACATTCAATGTCTTATTAGGCATTCCGCCATTTGTAATCTTGTTAAAATAGTCTAAGTCGAAAGGTATACGAGATTCAATCTTGTGATAAAATTCAAATCGCTGATCTGAACTATCAATATAATCATGTCCAACATTATTGTCGAAGCACACTCCTAGAGCTTCTTGCAGAAGCTGAGGAATTCCGTCTTCTGTTCTAGCTTTGTCTCTACCATCTATGATTGCGATAGATGATAGAATAGCATTATAGATTGCTTTATCTTTACAGAACTTTTCTGTTTCCTTATACAACCAATCTTTATTATGCTCAGTAGGATCAAGTTGCAGTATTGCCTCTGCTACTTCTTTATACTGATCTTCATTTAAAGACTTATCATTTTGAACAGAAATAACCAAAGCATCCTTGCTTGGTATTGCGTTATATTGATCTATAAAGTCTTTTATCTTATCATAAATTATTTTATCGCTATTATCTAAAAAGTAATCCCGCTTTAAGAATGGGATTACTTTTCTCATATATTCATCGTCATTGGCCAGATTCTGTAGAATCACCGTTTCGATTTTCATTGTATTCAATTGCCTTTTCTAATATATCTATAACAATACCTTTTAGTACCAAGTCAAATTCATCACCTTGTATATCATCCTTGGTTCTACCTTCGGGTACTTGTATTACTGTATAATCAAGCGCCAAGTCTGGAGTATCATTTTCCATATCAAATTCATTAAATGAAAGTGATAGTCCATCGAACTCACCTTCGATAATTTTTACTCCCCAAACTTCTTGTTCCTTATCTTGTATTACCCAAGGTTCATACTTCACTGGCATGCTCGAACTCCTCACTTATATCTATGTTTGCCATTTCTGCTCCGAGAATATCTATAGACGCCACTTTATAACGGGCTTCAATATAATCACGAAATGCTTTCGACTGAAGAATAGGCATCCAGAATTCTTTTGTATATGTGTCTTTGATACGATACTTTTTCTCTTCTACTTCGCCTGTCTTCATATCCACTTTTGAATACCAACCATTAGATGGCTTAACTACAAATTTACCTTCGATTGCCACATCTAATAAACCAGACCAAGTACTAATACCGCCTTCGAATGTTACTTCAACAGGGATCTTAGATTTCTCTCTTACAAATCTAGATTTTTCTACATTTATAATAAAGTTATAACCCACAACATCCGTGCCTTCTTTTTCTTGTTGGCGACCGATAATAAAGATGTTGGATGCAGAATAATAAATACCTGTTCCACCTGATACAATCTGCTTAGGGAATAGGCCAATTTCTGAATAGGTATGATTAACAACAACCATCGGTATATCTTTGATTGTCAAATGAGGTGTCACCATTCTAAATAATGACTTCATCTGTTTAGCACGGGTCATATCTGCAACAGATTTGCCCTCAAGTGCATCATCAACTTCTTTCTTAGATGCAAGATTACCCACAGAGTCAATACAAATAAGAACATGGTCACCGCGCTCAACATTGTTAATCTGACTCATGATATCAAACTTTAATTGTTCAATATCTGTTATAGGGGTATGTAATACCCTGCTTGTGTCAATCCCAAAACTATCGAAATAAGACTGAGGGCTACCGAACTCAGAATCATAAAATAATAAAATAGCATCTTCATA